CTAACCTACTGATTTTAATAAGTCTCTTGTGTCACTTTGGTGACCATGGGACATCATTGGGACATAATCTGCCAGCTTCTGATTCAGCATTGCGATCTGTTCTGCATTACTGTCAGTCATCCATGCTCCGTATACATTGAACACCATCTGGGCACTTGCATGGCCCATCTGGCTGGCAATGAAGCTTGGGTTTGCTCCGGCAGATAATGACCAGCACGCATAAGTGTGTCGTGACTGGTATGCTTTCCGGTGCCTGATGCCCGCACGCTTAATGGCTGTTTCCCATGAGTCGCCAATAGAATCTACCTTGTAGATAAAACCGACCTGTTTGCTTTTTCTAACCTCCTGGGGGTTAAATACGAAAGTACATTCATGATTCACTGAACGCCCATATTCACGTAGTTGAACCTTGATGTGGTGCTGCTTACCCAGTCTTGTCATTTCAGCCTGATTTTTCAGGACACTGATAGCGGGCTGGATAAGATGCACAACCCTGTTTGTACTTGCTTCAGTTTTAGGTAGAGTGAACTCACCGAGTTTCGTATAATTGCGCCTGATAGTAATAGTTCCTGCTTTCAGATCGATATCTTCCCAGGCCAGGGAGACCAGTTCACCGTGACGCATTCCTGTGTACACAGCCAATGACCACAGGTTTTTCGTCTGCTGATGTCGGCAAGCATCTATCAGGCGAATAAATTCGTCACGAGTTAGCGGATCTGGCTCTGCCCTGGCTCTTTTAAGAGGCTTAATTCCCTGGAAGGGATTTGCTTCTAAGTAACCGTGATCTGCAGCAAACTGAAACATTCCAGCGATTGTCGTCATGTAATAATTTACAGTAACGACGCTCCGTCCTTTTGCTGCTGCTTTGTTTTTCGTTGAATGCTGATACCCGGTCAGCAAATCTTTCCTGATATACAGCAATTCCTCTTTAGTTACCGATGACACCAGTCTGCTGCCTCCAATTTTCGGAACCATCGTTCTTGCAACGGATTCATAGCGATTGAATGCATTTGCAGAGATTTCCATTCGTTTCAGATCCAGCCACTTTTCTTCAAGTTCCTTCACCGTAATTTCTTTTTTACTTACCCCAAAAGCCTGAAGGTTGGGGGAGTCAGGGAACTGTGCAGCATAATCAAAGCTTCCTGTGCGGATGGCAAAACATACTGATGTCCGCAGTTCCCCGGCGATCTTCCTGTTCTTGGCAGTGTCAGGGACACCAAGATTTTCCCTGACACGTTTACCTTTAAAATTAAACCAGATGCGTAATGTGCCGCCGTGGTTTTCGACGCCTGTTGGATATTTGACTTTATCCATCGATACCTCCAGACGCCCAAGAGCGATACGAGCTTACATATTTCATGATATTAAATCACCTGGGTTGTTTGTTTTTCATTGAGGCGACCCAGGCATCTATTGCTTTTCTGTTATACATACATTCACTGGAAGGCTTTGGATTACCGTCTGGTGATACGTGAATATACTCTCTTCCAACCATCCAGCATTCTTTCCGGGCCCGAAGAATTGTGCCTGGTTTGAGCCCGGTAATTGCGATAAGAACGCTTTCACAAACCCATTCATTGGGAGCCAGTTGAATCACATTGCCCATGTATTACCTCACACAACACTCAGCCCACGGCAGTGGCACCACACTTCAAACATTCGCTTCACAACTTCACGACAGTAGAAGCCGTCAACATCTCGCGTCAGGTCATAGCGATTGCCGTAACGCTGGTGGACCCATCGTTCAAATGCTTTATTCATTCTTTACTTCCTTTTTATGGCTCGTAATTTTTTCAGGTGCTTTTCCTGCTCAGTGTCCGCGAGAATTTTGCGGTACTCCTGGTGGTCAATATGTTCGAACAGGCAGTTTAACTCACCAATGCGTACCCGCCCGGATCGTCCGTCCATCCGTCGAAAGAACACTGAGTGCTCAGTGATGCGAGTAATCACCACGGGGTATCCAGCTCTGTCCGTGTATATCTGACCGCGTTGAATCAAAGCGAACATGTGGTTATCCCCATCGACAAATCGAGAACACAACAAACGCTGCTGCGAAGACCACCCCCAGAGTTACGATTGCATCAGGCCAGCTCATTGATTCACCTCCTGCCTGTCGTCCGGCATTCGCTCACTACAGCTTATCCAACCATCCGGAGTTACCGGAACTTGTGGAATGGCTGTCTGCTCTCGAACGTCATTAGGCGCTATAGGTTCTGCTGCCAACTGACTGGCATATTTGTTAATGGTAACGATAAGCTCTTGCTCAGCCTCATCCAGACAATCACCGATACCTCGCCTGTCACCGTCAAAATCATCGAAATCGGCACGAATCCTGGCAACCTTCAGGATTGCGGACAACACCTCACTAGGAATTGCCGGATAGTTGGTTGACGTTTCCGCGATTTCCCGAAAATTATTGGTTGACGAATTCTTGTTTTCCCGAAAGTTTCCGGACTGAAGCATGGCGGCGCGGCAGGCGTTCCATATTTCGGCAGCAATATCGCGCTCGCTATCGGTTAATTTGTACGTTGAAACATAGCCAGAGAGCATTTCTACGTTTTCCGGAGTTGCTTCTTCAGGCACTACCGGTGCTGGAGGGGCGGCGTAAATGCCCTCTATCACTAAATGTTTGCGCTCAAAATCATCTGGCTCTCGATGATATACGTAACTCCAATCACCAAGGTTATCATTGCGCCTGCAACGGAAACCTATCGGCTCTGCTTCCAGCGATGCCAGAGCAATTCGTGCCAGTTCTTCCGCTTCTTCTGCTGGCAGTACAACGTTGCTACCAGGTCCGTATGTTTCGCGCCACTGCCTGATTGTCAGCAGTCGCTCTTTGGTAATAGTGGTCATGTGTTAGTCCTTATCCTGCTGTACTTTCAACTGATGAGGGGAATAAAATCTTTTCATCAAATCCGGCATTCATATCATGAACAGCAACACACCAATCCATTGACGAACGATTATCAAGAGCCTCCATGATTTCATCCATGCGGCGCAGGTCATACAGGTAAATGCTTTTATCGCCAATGGTGTAAAAACCAATTTTTTTTCGGTGATGGGCAGCGATCAAGAACGTCCTGTAATTCGCTCAACCATGCTTGTTCTTTTTTTGTCAAAGTTGCCATATCACTCTCCTTTGATGCGAATGTCAGCGACGCGTAATGCGTGTTCTAGGTCAATCAGGTAAAGCCAACTGCCATTTTCTTTAGGTATCATGACTTGTCGCTCATCTGCATTTATGGGGTGTCCATATCGAAGGTCGTAGCGAGTCGGTAATTGAACTTCCCGCGCTTCCAGTTCAGCAATACGCTTGCACCCATCAGAGATAACTCCCTCGTAATACTCGCGCTGCTCGTTGAGTTTTGATTTTGTCTCCTCAAGCTCAACGCGCAGCTTCCCTACCGTTAGCGCAATATCCTCGTTCTCCTGGTCGCGGCGTTTGATGTATTGCTGGTTTCTTTCCTGTTCATCCAGCAGTGCCAGCACGGTAGCCGGGTTAGCCTCTGCTATGAATTCAGCGTTTGCATAAGCCTGAGCATCTGTTTCAACCAGGCAGTTAACGTGACATTCTGCAATTACGCCACCGGGTTCTCCTTTCCATTTTTGACAAACAAAAACTCCTGTTAAATTGCCGTGTTGGTTAACAGATGTATGCCCTACGATGTAGCTTCCTTTAGTTGCTTTCTCTGCCTTTTCACGCAGTACCTGATAGTTAATGTTGCTCACTGGTTGCCTCCTTTACGGATCTGCGCTGCGATGCACGAAAAAAAAGACTTTCGCGTATGACTGTTAAGAGCTGGCGCGAACGCCGCGTTAAGAACGGCAGCATCACAGCCGTCATCGATATAGAGCGCAATTTTTTTCTCCAGGCGTGCTTTGGCTTCCTGCAACTGCATACCCCGGCACGCACGCGGGATATACTCAGCAATTTGAGCGATAGATTTTTCGTTCTGTTTAAACATGCTTCACCTCGATAGGCTTGATGGTATCGATCAGCAGTCGGCGGCGAGTATTTTCTGCAAAGTGGCGGCGTCCGGTTTCTTTGTGGTAAAACTCGTTTTTTCCGACGACCCACATCCGCTTTGTCTGGTGCAGTTTTTTTACCTGCGGACCGTCTCGGGTGATAACAATTCCTGTATGAGTTTTTATCACGCTCATTTTTTATTCTTCGGTGCTTTCGGCATTACTGCCCAGTGAGTGATATTGACGTTTTCAAGGTCCCCGACCTGAAATGTCCACAGCCATTCTCCGGTTTCTTTTTGTCCCCAGGTGTACCAGAGAGAACGCCAGCCAATTAGCCAGCCTTCTCCGTTAGCATCAAATAACAGAACACTTTCATTTGCTGGCGGCAGTTCAGCTGACACTGGTATTATTTTGTTTTCCAGTGCCGCACATTTAGCTTCAAGCGCATCGAATTTACGTACTAGGTACTCAGCATTTGTTTCATTCACTTTCAGATCTCGTGGTACACATTTCCCGCGAAGAAACCCTTCCATTTCGAAAACATTCATGCGCATTTGCGTAACTCCGATAACTCGTTAAAACGTTCCATAAACATCCCGTAGGCATGGCTCGGAGCCAGTGGAATAACTTTGAACATTTCTGTTGCCGGGATACCTTCCAGTACTGGCCAGAAAGAGCCATCATCAAGCCCGAGATCGCGGCGTTCGGTTGCCAGCATGATGAGATCGGCATATTTCACAGGCGTGCTCATAACCGGGGGTAACCCGTATTTCTCACGGATTACGGCGTCTATTTTTTCTTCCATCCGTTTATAGTCAGGAAGAAGGCGTTTCAGTGGAGCGGGAATATCCTGGCAATACGCTTCTGTTGCATCATGCATTAACGCTTCAAAAGCAAATTCCTGCGGCACCAGCTGGCTGCAAAGCACCGCATGCTGGGCGACACTGTAGAAGTGTGAAAGATGTCCTGCAAAGCGACAGATATTTGAAAGGGAAACCGCGATATCGTTAATCACGATGTCGTCTTTATTTATCCTGTCATAATAAAAATGCTTCCCGGAAAAAGTTTTAATAAATGACATTTTGTTCTCCACGTATATGCGCTGCACCGCGCTGAATTCTGGTAAAAGAAAGCCCTCACCATCCGGCGATTATTGAGTCAATTACGTTTCCATAAATGCCCCCGCAGGGGCATTTGCAGTAATGAAATCAGGCGGTAAAAGTACCAATAAAGGTTTCTACTTTGCTGTCCTTGAATTTCTCAACAAGCAGATCACGAAATTCGTTAGCCATTTCTTCCTGCACTGCTTCCAGCTGAATAATGCGCAGAACCAGTACAGGACGATCGCCAGTGATAATGCTGAGGCGTAATTTAAACGGACGTTCTTTCAGGCCTTCAAACGGAACGCATTTAAATTCAAATGCCACTGGCATAATATCTTTGGTCTTCGCTTCGACAGACTCCATCAGGGAGCGTTTGCCGCTGAAGTCATTATCTTCAAAATCAGCGGTCTGGTTTGCTTCAATCGTGATTTTACGGACCGCCGCAGCCGCTTTTGTTGCCTTAATAGCGTCACCATTAGCATCAAAGCCCACAAGATAGTCGGCCCAGTCTTCAATCCATTCTGCCAGTGACTTCTGGGAGTTACGCTCGCCGTTAACAGACAACAGAGCAGAGAACGGTGCTGTCTTTTTCAGTTTGAGTGTGGCGGTGTTATCTGCGTGACCTGGTTCACCAATAGTACCCAGGTTAAGCACACTGACGGCACGCATATTATCGGCATCGATAAAGCAGCGGGTGCCTTCATCTGCAAGATCTTTAGAATAACGGGTAAAGTCATCGATGTTGGCAGTGGAAAGCGCACCACGGAAACGGAAGCGATTTAAATTAAATTTTTCCAGATCATGAATGCGGAAATTTTCAGGTAATGCCACTGCGTCGGCACCAATCTTACTGATAATTTCATTAACACCCTGAGCAGAAATAAGGGCATGGATTTGATTAATTGCGGTTGCGTCTAAGTTCTGAGACATAATAAGTCCTCACTATATTAAGATATTCAGTGATGAGATAAATAATCAGTTAATTAAGAACGATATTAATGACCTGCTGCGCGGAGTTTTCCGTCAGGTTCACCGGCAAGAGTCAGTAATTGTCCCTGGTCTTCCTGCAGAATAGTCAGGCGACCACCTCGATTGACATACATCGGCGTTTCGGTGGTGTCTTCTTCGGAAATTTTCCCGCGGTTAGTCGGGCGAACATATGAGAGTTTGTGTTTGATTTTCACACGGTTCTCATCAAACGGTTCGATGTCCAGATTGACCGAGACTTTACCTTTGTTTTTCGTGTTCATCACACCGGAAGCGACTTCACTGAGAACTGCGCCGAGTTTGGTTTCAAATACGCCGCCGTCCAGTTCTACGATAAATACCTGCACATCAGTACTGCGTACGCTAGCCATTTTGCTGCTCCTCATCATACCGACCCTGCAAGGTCGGTTGGTTTCTCCACAAAACAGAGAAGAACACCTGCGGTGACAGCCGCCCGGATGGATTGGGTTATGAGCCCGTCGTCCGGTGATGCTCTTCTCTGTTTTGTAAAAAGAGCGGTACCAGCCGGAAGCAAGTGTACAAACTGGTACCGCCAAAGCAGTGGCTGTTGTGGTGACCGGTGCTGATCTCCGGCTTGCGGTTATTTCAGACTCTCACGGGCGTTTAATTGCCCCGCCGAACAGCTCTTTTCCGCAATAGCTGCAATGTCTTTCGCGCATCAGCCTGCGCATTCACCACAACGCTGAGAGCACTTAGCCAGTTACGGCACCACACTTTGTCGCGGTTCCATAAATGCCCTCATCGTTGCACCCTGGTCTCTTCCCAGGCGTCAAACCGAATCGCCACGCTGGTTAGGCGTCTTATCAGCATCCTCATTGACTTGCACATTCCGGCTATCTGGTTTGTTTGCCCGAGCAAGGAGTGGATTGTCCCCTTTAACGTCCCCAGACCGCTAACGACGCATGTGCCATACGCCGTGTTACAACCAAATTTTGTTTAATCTTGCCTGTGGCATGTTTCTTTTAGATACATTATGTATCTCAAGGGTACATTGTCAAGTATAAAAAAACCTGCCGAAGCAGGTTATAAATATTGATTAGGCCTTTATTTTGTATCTTCTTGGTTTTCCTGAGAAAATTACTGTACCAATTATAGAGCAATTACCGTTGATCTTAATGTAAGGCTCAGGCCAGTTTGGGTTTAATGCTTTGAGATAACGCTGTGTTCCATCTTCTATCAATCGCTTGAAGGTGGTTTCGCCTGTATCGTGCATCAATGCAATAACGTCGTCACCGTGGCAGGCAGGGACTTCAGGATCTACAAAAATCATGTCTCCCGGGCGGTACTCATCAATCATTGAATCACCAATCACCCGCAAGATATAAGTCATTTCGCCACAGGGTACAGGGCAGGGATAAGTTTCTGCTGTGCTCAAATCAACCTCAGAATAGCCAACTTCTTTCCATGCTCCGGCCTGTACCCATGATATGACAGGGACTAACGTTATTTGTTTGTTAGTAATTGAAACATCAGGTTTTTTTGTGATGTTTGTTGTCTGGTGTTCTTGATCAAGCCATCCGACAGGCAGGTCGAAACATTTTTCGATGTG